TCTTCTATGTGGCTTCTTTCTGTGTAGTCATGCCCTGCTAATATACCGCCTATTTTAACTTTAGGGTACCACGATTCTATCTCTTCTTTAACAGGTTCATACTTATGATCACCGTCTAAATAGATAAAATCAATTGAGTTATCTGCAAACTGAGATGCATACTTGGCTCCTAAATCTCTTACTAAAATGCTTTTAGTTGAGCCGTAGTCGCTATTAAACTGTTCAAATGTCTTTACAACATTATTGTATAGCATATCTAAATTAGTTTGGTCTGCAAACTCAGTAAGCGACGGTTTATCAGTATATCCTTCATATAAAGCATAAGGATCTATACCATAAAATGTCTTAGGAAGTAATTTTGAAATCATAGATCTACTATAGTCTCCCCTCCAAACACCTACTTCAATTGCAATATTTATTTCGCCCAACTGCTCTTTGATGTCGTGTAACATAGTATCTCTATTCATATTGATATTTATCAGTACTATTTTTGCTTGGTTAAAGTTCTGATAAATAGAGTTATGGGAAAGTTAAAATTATGGAATCCGACAAAAACTAACGACTATAAGTTTTTTGATAGAGTCGTTGGTGAGCATCTTCATGCTGGCGGTACCGGTGTACATGTACACAAATACTTAGGTATTCAGGACATTGGAGACTCTAATGATCCTACAAGACCAAGTACAAACGGTGAAACATCAGATATTTTCATACAGGACTTATTGTTTCTTGAAAATAGAGACAGGAAGTACAGTGAAGATATTTTTGAAATGATTGGTACATACCAATTGCAAGACAATGATGGATTTGACTTGACACAATTTGGTGCATTCCTGGCAAATGATACAGTATTCATTAATTTTCATATAGAAACTATGATGGAAACAATAGGAAGAAAATTAATGCCAGGTGATGTATTAGAGTTACCTCACTTACGTGATGACATGTTATTAGGTAGCGATGAAGCAATTAATAGATACTATGTAGTGCAAGAAGGTGCAAGACCGTCCGAAGGGTTTGATCCACGTTGGTGGCCTCACTTGTGGAGAGTTAAGTGTGGACCTATAACAGATTCACAAGAGTACAGAGACATACTTGGTACTGGTGAAGAAGAAGGTGACCTTAGAAATCTACTTAGTAAATATGCTGACGAAATTATTATTAACGATAAGTTATTAGAACAAGCAGAAAATGATGTTGCTTCAGATTCAAGATTGAATAGAGCAAGTCATTTATATGTTGATCCTAATGCACCAGACAAAGCATACATAGAGCCAAGTGACGCTTCGGCACCTAATGGATTAAGTCTAGTAGGCAGTGGAGCATCGTTCCCAACTTCAGGCACAAGTGACGGAGATTTCTTTTTACGAACTGACTTCTCTCCACATAGATTGTTTCAAAAGAAAGGAACAAGATGGGTCAAGTATGCTGATGATAATAAACGAACTTGGGCAACTGCTAATAAAACACTAGCATCGTTTATTAATAATGATACATATACAACAAACAGTGACGGAGAAATTGTCGCTGAGAAAACAAATTTAAGCCAGGTTGTAAAACCTAGGACAGACACATAGGAGCAGAAATGTTTTTTGGAAAAGACACAAAATTAGACAGAGAAGCAGTTTTTGAACAACTGAAAATTGACGAAGGAGTAGTTAATGAAATCTATCTCGACCACCTTGGTTACCCAACCTTTGGTGTTGGCCACCTCGTTCTTGAGACAGACCCAGAGTACGGACAAGAAGTTGGAACGCCAATATCAGAAGAAAGAACAAAAGAGTGCTTCGAAAAAGACCTCGACACAGCAATTAGCGAGTGTGAGTTACTATACGAAGACGGGGTGTTTGGAGACTTACCCGACGAAGTACAGCAAATCCTGGTTAATATGATGTTTAATATGGGTCGTACAAGGCTAAGCAAATTTAAAAAAATGCATGCCGGTATTGTTGAAGGCGACTGGAAAACTGCCGCAATAGAAGGCAGAGATTCAAGATGGCACAAACAAGTAACTAACCGTGCAGAAAGATTAATGGAACGTTTAGAAAACGTATAATAAATTATGGCAGGCAAAAACTTAGATTATTGGTATGATGCACAGGTAAAACGTTATCTGTTACAACTTGTACGAGTATTCTCAAACTTTAAAGTTAAAGAAATAGTTAAAGGCGCAGAACGTCTTAACAGAGTGCCTGCACGATATGGCGATATCAGTAGAATGGTTGCACAAATATTGCGTAACAATTCAGAGAATGCTGTAAACAATGCTCCGCAAATTACAATTAGTATACAGAGTATACAGCCAGCAAAAGATAGAATTCAAGACCCTTTTCTAGTTGATACAAATCAAGTAGCAGAAAGAGAATGGGACGTTGAATCTGGCTCATATACATCTGCACAAGGCAACCTATATACTACACAAAGATATATGCCTGTTCCATATAACTTGAATATACAAGTTGATGTATGGACAACAAACACCGAGATGAAGTTACAAATATTAGAACAAATTTTTGTAATTTTTAACCCTGGCATACAATTACAAGTTAACGATAACCCGTTAGACTGGACCAGTATTTTTGAAGTAGAACTTATGGATATTAACTGGAGTAGTAGAAGTTTACCGCAAGGAGTAGACGAATCACTCGATATATCTACATTATCATTTGCTGTTCCTATATGGATTAGTCCTCCTGCTAAAGTTAAAAGACAAACAATTATTCAAAGAATTGTTAACGATATACATAGTGTCGATAGTATTGCAGACTTAGGTTTTGATAGCAGTTATGCTGACTTCTTTGGTGCGTTAGACGACGATGCTACAGTAATTGTTTCACCTAGTGACTATAAAGTACAAGTTGTTAGTGGTGGTGCTACATTATTAACAGCAATGGGTGGACCAACAAAATGGCAAGACATAATAGAAATGCACGGAGAATTGCAAAGTACAAGTAGATTAGAACTTAATATTAGCCCAGATGCTGATCAAGTTGACCAATTGGTTATAGGTAGTATTGTTGCTAATACTCTAGATGAAAACAATTTAGTATTCAATGTAGATGCAGACACACTACCAAGTGACACACTTACACCAGTAGATAAAATAATTGACCCGGGTGTTTCTAGACCAGGTGGTTCATTAATTGCTCAGGCAACCGGACAACGATATCTATTAACAGGACCTATAGTTCCTACTTTTATAGAATGGGGAGAGATATCAGCAAGTGCCGATGACATAATAGAATTCGACGGGAACGCATGGACAGTGGTGTTTGATGCTAGTACCAATGCTGGAGCAAAACATTACATGAAAAATACATATACAACACAGCAATACAAATGGACAGGTACACAGTGGATAAGTAGTTGGCAAGGTACATATAATCCAGGATTTTGGAGATTAGTACTTTGATTACTGCCGCAGGTGTTGTATTTTTAGCACAGGACACAGGTAGATGTTTATTACAACTAAGAAACAGTGATAAACGTTTTAAACATACCTGGGGATTCTTTGGTGGAATTATAGATAATGGCGAAACACCATTCGAAGCATTACAACGTGAACTAAACGAAGAAATAGGTTTTATGCCCGAGTTACACAAACTTAACCCTATTGATGTTTACGAAAGTAAGGACAAAAACTTTTACTATTATAGTTTTGCCGCTGTAGTAGAAAAAGAGTTTTCTCCGACACTTAACGAAGAAAGTTCTGGTTATGCATGGATTGATATAGGAAGATGGCCTCAACCATTGCACCAGGGTGCAAGAGTAACATTAACCCGTAACGGCGGCACAGACAAACTACATAGAATTTTAGAAGTCAACGCAACTAAGTAATGTTGCAAGGAGTCTGTTTTGCCAGAAGTTATAGATTTTATTTGCGTCCGGATTCAAGCCGAACTTGAAAAATTTTCAAAGACTGAAACACTACCACACGACTTACTTGACGGTGTGTACACTATTGAAGACATAGAAACATGTAAGCATCATTTTACGGCTAGACAAATAAGACTAGCAGACAAAATAAGCAAGGAGTACGATAGAAAGACTGGTGAAAGTTTAGAGTCCCTTAAAGCCGCACTCAAAAAAGAATATGCCGCACTAACAAGACAATCTAGAACAAGATCCGGAGACTTTTCTTTTCCACATGTATTAAATAGGTATCGAAAAGGCATAAATCCTATTAGAGCACTATATTACGATGCAAGAGATATGACTAGACGCTATGACCCTACTAGTGAACATCACTTATGGCTTAGTAGTTTGCTAACTGACTTAGAATTTAATAATAGTCTACTCGATGCATTAGAAGCCGATGTTAAAAGACTTGAAAGAATTATTAAGCGATACTATTGGCCTATACTAAAACATGATGTAGGAATACCATTAGAACTTTTTCATGCAAGACAGTTAATAAAAGACGGAAGATACTATGCACAATTCTTCTTCAACTTACAGACTTGGGAGCCTGGAGAGTAGTTACTTAGACGTTGCTATAAATACACCGTCCCAATCTTTAGGAAGTTTTTGAGTCTTTTGAAATTCACAACGTTCAATCCACATATCATAATAACCTTTCATTTTGCCTTCAAAGGCATCATGTAGTTGCTCACATAATTTAATTGCTTTATCAAAATTTTGCTTACGATAATTCATATGCATGTCCTCATGTAGTTGTTTTGCACCTGCATATTTGTCTACTTTGAGATCAAGTACTGTGTATATTTCAATGCCCACGGTCTTTCCTTTTACTGCAAGGTCATCTACTTTAAGATAAAAGAATTGATTCTTTGTGTGCTTGTAAGTGTCTCCTCCCACTAACAACAAGCAACCATATTCCTTACACTTGCTCTCTATTCTTGCCGCAGTACTTACAGCATCGCCAAGTATATCATAACTGTGTCTTGCAGTGGAGCCCATCTCTCCAATATAACCGAGCCCAGTATTAATACCAGCACCCATACCAACTGGCGGTCTGCCTTCTTTAACAATTTTATCATTGAATTCCTCTACTGCTCTAAGCATAAGTATTCCTGTTTTCACAGCACTTGCAGGATGATTAGGATCGTCCATTGGTGCATTATGTATGTGCATACTTGCATCGCCTATATACTTAATAACCATTCCGTCTGCATCAAGTATAGGCTGTGTAATGGCATCCATGTAACCATTCATTATTTTTGTTAGTCCTTGAACATCATCACCAAAACTTTCTCCTAGTGGGGTGAAGCCACGCAAATCTGAGAAGCATATACTAACTTCTTTTTTCATACCTTGTTTAATTAAGTCTGGATTTTCTTGCAACATTCTAACAACTGTAGGCGAGGCATATCCGGCAAATTGTTTTTGTATTTCTTGTCGTAGTTTAAACTGTACCCAGAAGTTATTAAAACTTGCCTGTGTAAAGATTAAGAAACTTGCTATTGCAGGAAAAGTAGCATCAAATAAAACTAAGTTTGCTGTATAAGAATTTATGCTATAGTAAACAATTCCGCCTATAATAGTAATAGCAGACACTATTCCTGCCCACGGTGGTGCTCTATACACTACTAAACCAATTAAAATCATACTCAACAACGCACACAGAAGCTCTGTAACAGCACTTAACTGGCTCCTATGTATATTTGACCCACTTATTAGGTTTTGTAGCATGTGTGCTTGTATATGCTGTGGATAGAGATTGCCTCTTGGAGTAGGAACTGGATTAGCAATACCTTCTGCTGTAACTCCTAGTATTACAAATTTGCCGCCCATATTAGGCAAACTGTCAGCATTTGTATATTCTACTTCTTGAAACTTATTATTGAAACGTATATAAGACGTTCCGTCTGGTTGTGTTACAACTGGATCATACGGTGGTACAGCAATTTCACTAATACCTACTTCTGTAGTTTTAATTATGTAACTTGGTTTGCCTGTATTAACTCGTAGCATTTCTATAGCAAAACTAGGATATAGTTTTCCTTCCACGCCTATTGTTAATGGATATGTTCTTGTTTGATTGTCTGGTTGTGGTGCTGATGCATTAACGCCAATACCAAATGCCATTGTCTCTAGTTGGCTTATGTTTGTCACTAGGTTTGGCCACGTTAGCACAAAGTCCTGTGCGGGTAAAGGGCCTATTGTTCCCGTACCAATGTGAGGACCAGTACTCTTTACTCCTCTCGAAGAGGGGGTTTGGGATAAAACTATCCCGTTGTCTTTGATCCATGATGCAAGTACCTCGTCTCCTCCGAACCTATCTGCCTCAGGAAACATAATAGTAAAACCTACTATGCCTTGGTTCTTTTGCCTGATATCATATATTAGTTGTGCATAAGTTGTTCGAGGAAAAGGATACTGCCCTAGTGCTTGTAAACTTTTTTCACCTATATTAATAATAGCAACATCGTTGCTATCTACTATAGTATCTAGTTGTTGGTAACTGTCAAACACTTGACCTCTGAAACTTTGTAATGCCGTTGGATCTGCTACTCTTAAAGCAAGTAGCAACACAATAGACAATATCACAGCATAGCCGCTGTACAACCATTTCATATCAATATTTATCGAATTTTAGTACAGTTTCTTTTAGATCTTTGGTAAACATCATAATTGTTTGCAACTACTAAAGCCATTAACATGTTTATTTCGTCTACGCCTTTTGGGGTAAGACTACCTCTGCCCATATCATGTCTTATTGCAGGTGTTAGGACTGCTGTTTTAGTTATAAACATTTTTGTTACAGACGGAGATTCGCCTAAGAGAGGATTTAATTCTTTTACACAATCGTATTGTAAGCCTTTATATGTTGTGTAGATATCTGCAAGTTGCAATGTGATAAACATTGCCCATTGCTTATTTGTTATTGCAGGAGTCATATCAAATTCTGGAAGTATCGTATGTTTATAATTTGCTATCCTGTTGCATTCTTCTTTATGCAACTCACAATAGTTCCAATCAATATCTATTTGATAATCTAAGTCTAATGTATCTGCTGATGTTGGTAGACAAAAACAAATTAATAATAAAATTGCAAAACGCATACTGGTATTTATAATAAAAGAAAAAAAGCACACCGAGGTGTGCTTTTTGTTGTTCTTCAACATTCCTTAGGATTTGCTTTACAGTATGCTTCTAACTTTTTTGCATTCTGTTTAAAAAGTTTAACAAGTTCTGAAGCGGACATTTCGTCCTCATCCTTTGGGAATAAAGAAAAACTCGTTACTTTTTTTCAGGTGTATCGTCCTTTTGTAGTTCGTCAGTCTGCTTGTCTACATTTTCTGCAACTGTGTTGACAACACCTTGTGCTGTGTCAATTGTTACGTCGGCAATGTTTTTTGCATCGTCAGTAATAGCAACTGCCAATGTTGCGGCTCCGCCGACAACAGAGTCAACTGTTCCTGTGACAATCTCTGTACCAGCATTCCAGGCACCTCCAACTGAGGCACACCCTACTATACTAGATAAAGCGATTAAACTGAAGAATGATAACAAATTTTTCATATCTTTCTCCTTATTATAATAAGTTATAAAACAAACTGTTTCTATAACATAATATATTTATCGGAAAAGTGTTACATCAAGTAACAATTTGTTGCATTTTACATGCCGTCTAAATGAAAAGGACGGTGACCTGCCAAACTGTTTTGATCGTGTAAGTATAATTCGTAGGATAAAAGGTCTATAGTTTCTTGGCAATCACTAGTATATATTAAATTTAATATATCCATTCTGTTTGCTTCTTCTATTTGGTGGACTAAATCACACCACATTAGACATACTGCAAACATAATTAATGCGGCAATAGTATAAAATACAAACGCAGGAAAGAAGAAGGTGATTAATAAAAAGTGTGCAAAAGCAACGGATAGACAATAAGTTCTATACGATGATAGCCAACTAGTTATCACTGTTCTTAAATTGTTCTATATAGGCATTACTGTGCCAATATGTATCTAACACAATATCTGCAACTAAGGCTACTAAAACCAGTGTCATTATTACAGATAGATATAGATTTATGCCAGCGGTTATTTTTAACCACTTAATCATATGTTTCATAAGTTATATTATAGTACAAAAATT